TGTTGGAATATTTTGAAAATTATAGTCACCTCTGCAACAATCACTTCCACCAATCACCATACCTGATGTGTAGTTTGTTCTATTGGCAAAAATGGTGTCAATGTCCACATTTGTCTGTGTCAAATACAATGGGTATGTTGTTTGATTTGCCAACAAGAATTTTGTCAACCTTTCTGCATACCATTCCGCCTTATTTTTTGCTCTGTCCATCAACATTTGAATCTCATCCATTGATGCAGGATTCATATTGTCTGCGTTCTGAACTCCAACTGCTTTGTTGAAATACTTATAATTAATATTCAAAGGTAATTCCATTCTGCAATACCATATCATTGTTGGTTGAATATATAAGTCCAAAAGGTCTTTGTATTTCTGACTCACTGTTCCACTTTCAATTTCACTTGAAATGTCCTTATATAACGATGTACCAAGTATTGGCAGTATGAAATAGTTCTGTACATCATAGATTGTTGGTGTCACAACCTTCATATCAACATTGTCCTGAAGAATTGATTCTTGTTTCAATGTCGCTTCACTTAAAAACATTACTTTTGCCATCTTATTTCTTTACTCTTTTTACTAATTCTTGATTCCAAATGTGTCTGCAATATGGCAAATTCACATCCTTCTTTGGGTCGTGATACCAACCACCCCTGCGTGTGAACGCATCATAGTCAGGTATTCCATAAAGGTCACCAAGTTCTTGTGAAATCATATCTATATCTTCCCTTGAAAAATATCTTGGATTTGACATCATTGCCTCACAAAAATCCCTTGATTTACCACCTTTGACAAGTGCAGGTGCATCAACACGCAATGCATATCTATAACGAATGAACAAGTCTTCAAATGAACTGATTTTTTTGTCTTGTCCTTTGCTTGTGATGGTGATTTCTTTGCCAGTTGTATCAATTAACTTTTCAGCAATTAATGTTTCTAAAATACCTTTCACTTCTGACTTTGAGATGTCCAAAACTTTTGCCAATGAATCCTCTGTAATTGTTGGTGTTTTCTTGATTAAATCCAATGCACCTTCTTCAATTTTAGTGAGTGCAAATTCTTGTTTTGAAAATCCTTGTTTGGTTTGTTTTAATGATTCAAAGTTGTCAATCGGTTCACCATATTTTTGAAAAATAGTGAAATCAATGTTTTCATCGTTTTCATCGTGTTTGCAATTTGCAAATTGTGATGGTGCTGAACCTATCACATCACCACCTTCAACTGGTGGTTTGTTGATGATTGCCCTTACTTCATTATTTGTCAAGGTTGAAATCACTTTATTTGCAACCAAAGGAGATAATGCATTCAAATCATCCACAACTGATGTATTCACATTTGCCTTAATATCTAATGGTTTTCTTCCAATGATTCCTCTCATTTCATCCTTAGTCAAAATACCCATCAATGTTGATTCGCTAAATGATGGCATCACTGGGTCAACAGGCTTGATGAAAATTTTCCCCTTTACAGGTGAGAAAATATCAAACACCCTTCTTTGAATTTCTTGTTTTGGTGATACATATGTATTCTGAAATAAGTTGAACGCATCAATCATTTCGTTTCTGCCACCCAATTGACCCTCTGTACGCACACCAAAAAGCATTGGTGATACAATCTTGTGTCCAACAAATATTTCTTCTTGAATGGTCTTATTTAACGCATCATATTTTTTGTCAAAATCACCTGCACTCAAATCCAAAATTTCAGGTGTACGCAATGGGTCATCAACAAAGTCAATCACCATCGTACCCGCTTGGTCAGTTGGTGAGAATTTTGCCTTCATCCTTCTCTCTGTTGCCTTCATTTCCTCATCAGATGGTACACCATTTTTGAAGACAATCATCTTTGAACCTTTGAATGAATTCTGAATCTCTGCACGATGGAAATTTGCAATCTCGCAGTCAGTTATGATGGCAGGAACTGCACCAATATATTCACCAAGTGTGTATGTTTTGATACCGGGTCTGTATGACTTATAATAAAAAACAAATTCACTTTGTTTTTGATTTGGGTCATACAATGGTAATGTCTTGACATCCTCAGGTTTGATATTTGTATTTTCTACACCATCATCAGTCAGCCATTTTTCACTCAAATAGAATTCTGTGTTGTCAATATTTGACCTAACTTTTGAATAGTCTATGTGATACAACGCAGCCAATTCACCTTTCTTGTTGTTTACACCTTTCAAATAAAAACCACCAAATATTTCATTGTCCAAACAAGTCTTTGACATTAAATCTGTCAATGATTCGTACTCATTTGGTGCATCAATAAACGATTTCAACAATGCAACTTGGTCACCTTCCATACCTGTTTGGTCAAATGACCAACCTTGACCTTTGATGTATGATTGTTTGCTTGTGATGATGGCATTATGCTTCGCTGAACGATTGAATAATGTCAATAAAAATTCAGGATAGTTGTTGCCTTCGCCATACTTAACATATGGTATTTGTTGGTTTGATTTTGGTTCAACAAATGATGGGACTTTGTCATTGGTGAAACCAATTGATATCAATGATTCTTTAAACATTTTGATAAATTATTGTGTCTGTGTCAATAGGTGAATAAGTTGTATCTGTTGTTGCTGATGGAATAAACCAAACAAGTCCAGTTTCCAATGTGCCAACAATAGTTGAAACAAAGTCCTCAGCCTTGTCATATGTTTCAGGATAAGTGCATTCAAAAACTTTATAATCGTAAAAACCTGTGTATGTCAAACACACTTCCCCTGCAAGTGTATCACAATTTGGGTCATCAGTTATGAATATACCCAACTTGTTGTATCTGTCTGTGTATAATGATGAATCAGTAAGCAATAAATATGACTTATCCAATGATTGTTGATTGGTCAATTCGCATAAATAGACAGGTGATTCAATTGTGACATTTTCTGATAAGGTCATTATCACATTATTGTTTGCACCTAAATTCAATCTAATCATATACTATAAATATAAAATTGGAAATTAATTGTCAAAAAAAAAGGGAAGCCAAATTGACTTCCCCTTTTCTACACTTAATCTATTACTATGACAACAAACCTGCGATGATTGATGAGGAAACCTCATTTGCAAATGCTTTTTCCATACCTGTAAAGGTTAATTGATAGCCTGTGAAATCATTCATTGCCTGTCCGCTATTACCTGAACCTGCAGTCACTTCCATTCCATTCAATTTTCCAAACAACCAGTATTTTCCATCCTTTGATTCAACGATGATTGACAATCTGTTCTTGATTAACAAATCCAAAACTGCTTGTGTCTCATATTTCAATTGAACAAAGTTGGTCACAATAGATTGCTCATATGCAACCGTACCATTTGCAGCATCTGCTTGGATAGTTTGTGTGAAATTATTTGCACCTCTTGATAATAATTCAAAGGTGAAAAATTTCTTGCCTGCAGCCTTTGTGATACCTGTCACAAATCCACTTGCATTTTCAGTAATTGCCGTTACATTTGACAATTCTGTGATGTATATTTTACTGATACCTGAAACTGCACTTTTGCAGTCTAATGAATATCCGCTAACTATTGCACACGCCATTTTTTAAATAAAATTATGGGGATGGTGTTACCCATCCCCGATTGATTAAATTGTGAACTTTACAACATCGGTTGTGATACCAATCTGTGTACCTAATTTGAATTTCATTCTCATATACACAGTATCGTAATCTTGTGAATACCACACCTTCAACTCTTCTTCCTCATTCTCCAAGTCAACACCCAAGAACATATTGCTTGTTCTTAATGCATATACTTTGTTTGTGCCATTCAAACCTGCAACAGGAACAACTTTCACATTTGTACCCATCAAGAAGAATTCCCCAAGTGCATTTTCAGGTGCTACATAGTGAAAAATACCTGTGTTGGTTGCATTCACCATTGCTTGTTGATACAATCTTGCAGTATCAACACCGCAGAAGATTCTCAAATCAGCCTTATCCAATAATGATGTTGGAATCGCATTATAAACTGCTTGCAATACTGAGATTACATTTGCTGATGTGATTGATGTTGTCACAGGTGTGCCAATGTATGCTGCAGCATTTGCTTGAACAGGGCCAGTTGCATCACCAATGATTTTGATTAAACCATCAAACTTATTTAAATAATCTTGCCAGTTGGTTGAACCACTCACAGATTGCCAAATTGCAGTCTCTACTTTCTCTCCTTGATTACCCATAATGTGAGCCATAAATGCCTCATCAATTTTACCCGGTAATGCTTCGTAGTTTGAACCCGGTGAAAGCAATAATTGTGCATAGATAGTTTCCAAATCCTTTACGCACCAAGATTTTTCAGCCTTGATTCTTCCAACTGTCAATACCCTTGCAGCAATTGTGGTATCACCACTTGCATTTGTTAATCCACAAGCAGCACCTGATTGCCAAATTAATGTGTCATCAAGTGATGGGATTTGAATTGATGATTTCACTCCTGTCAATTTCTGCATATATGTTGCAGTCTTTGGTTCAAAGAATGATTTGATGATGAGCATTTGCTCATTCGTTTTGGTGTACGCACTTAATGTGCCAATTGAAAATGCCATTTCTTTATTTATTTAATTGTTAAACTTATTTCTTTTTCCACTCATTGTAAGATGCAAAAACATCATACGCAGATTTTGTTTCTTTCTTTTTGAATAATACATTTTTCACAGGTTCAGGTTCACCTGCAGGTTGTTCAGATATCGCATCAACGATTTCAACAATTGCATTGAATTTTTCTGTGTTGTTCTTGGTGATGTCATTGATGTTGTTTGAAATTTCGCTGAACTTCAATTCATATTCATTCACCTTTGACTCAATTGCAGAGAATTTTTCCAATAAAGAATTGAATGCCTCCAAATGTGATGCAAACATTTTTTCAAATTCACTTGCCATTTCTTCTTTCATCTCTTCTTCTTCTTCAACTTCTTTACTTTCAATGGCAGTAATTAAACCCCCAAGTGTTGTGATTTTTGTACCATCTTCCAATTCGTGAACGGCATCAGGTGCAGGGATTGTGTTGCCATCCTCAGCAACTACATTCAACGCAGTCCCTTCAGATAAATCACCTTCCCATTGGATTATTGTGCCATCAGATAATTTTGCATCAGACATCTTTTGCTCACCGAACAATAATGTCTTGATTTTCTCAAATGCTTCTTTCTTAGTCATTGTATTTTTTGATATTAAATATATTTTTATTTCTGCGTTGCTTTTTTAAGCAATATTTATATTGTTATTCACCATTGAATTCAATTCTTTCAATGCGTTTTCCTTTGCTTTATGGTCATCAATTTGTTTGATGATGTCAATCATCTGTTCAATTGTTGTCAATGGCTTGTCACCTAATTTTTCAATTCTGAAATCACCTTCAACTGAAAAGCCTTTGAATTCACCAGTCTTGATAAAGTTGTTCCACACATCTTCATTGTCCACCTTGTATGAGCCAAACCAACTGCCATCAGGTAATTGCAAACCATCAGGTGCATTGATGCCTCTTTTGGAATCAATGATAAAAGATTCAACCATATACACACCATCAACAAATTCATTTGGGTTGTGCATTTTATTCACTTCATTGATGTATCCCTTTTTGAAAAACTTGTTTCTTATGTTGTATATGTCTTGAGCAGTGAATAAACCATAATATTCAAAGCCATTTGAATCCCTTCTGTATATTGGCAAATCTGCCACCATCAATGCACCACTTATGATGCGTTTTTCTTTATCTGCCTTGAATCCAAACTTCTTGAATCCACCCCATTTTGTTGAGCATATTGCAATGGCTTGGTCTTGTTCATATCCATTGTCCATTCCAATTGAAATACACCTTGACATAAACTCTGATTCACTCTCATTGTCTTTTGGTTCAATGACAAATTTCACACCTATGCCTTCAATTTTTTTGATAACTGATTCATTGTTGTCATAGTGACAAGTGATGCCCAATGATTTGATTTTTTCAACCTTTGCGTTGTTTGACCCAGTTGCAAATACATTTGATTTTGGTATTCTCAATTCATCAGCAACTTTCATCATCTCAGATGTGTCTTTTCTTGCACTAATTATGTACACATTTGCACCACTTTCCACAAGTTTCTTTGCCATATCATAGCCTCTTTGTGTGGTTAGTGTATCATCAAAGTCAAATGATATTTTTTCTGCAGCCAAATCAATTTGTTGCAACTTTCTACTTGCCCATTCAATGCCTTCATCACCTCCCCAAGCCAACCACATCAACGCACCACAATCACTTTTTGGGTCACCTTTTGAATTTGCACGATGCCTTTCAAATGCCGACATTCTTGCAATCGTTTCACGACTGATATTTTCACCATTTGCCAGTTGGTTTGCCCTTGTCCATCCAACTTGTGTTCCACAATCAAGTTTGTATTTATCACGCAATTCAATTGACCTTTTTGCATTCTCTGATGCTGCTTTTGGATAGTCATTGTATGTTTCAAATTGGGTCTTGAATGCAATCCAATTCAACTCAATTGCAGGGTCATCAACCAATGCCACCGCAGTCACTTCTGCCTCATCGTTTTCTTCAACTACAAATCTATAAATGGGTAATTTTTCCATAACTTTAAATATAATTTTATCCGATTGTTGCCTTACTTTCAATTGATTTCACTTTGTTTTGGGTATTGGTGATGTCAGATTCAACCACATACACTTTTTGGTCAATACCATTTGATTGGGTTTTCACGGTTTGATTTCCAAGTGATACCATATTTGATGAAGGTCTAACCATTGGAGGCAATGCAGGTCTTGATATTGATGCCGTTGCACTACTTCCACCTTCATTTGGTACTTTCACAGACAAGATTGCATTCACATTTGCCAACCCACTTGCAACTGCTGCTGCTGCACTTAACGCACCAATGAATGGTGATGCCACATTTGGAACTGGCAAGAATGCAGATTCATATGCTTTTTGAGCAGATAGATAAGTTGAAATCAATGTTGATGCAACTGACAATGCTTTGCCTTCTGCAGTATTTTGACCTGCAATATCACTAAAAGTTTTTAATGCATTTGCAGTTATGTTCAACTGATTAATCTTTGCTTCTGCTTTTTTCTTATCAAGTTCAATTTCAGCATTTGCCCATTGACTTTGATTTTCCCAATCTAATTTTCTTAGTTCTGCAAGTGCTTTATTCTTTTCCTCTTCAGTTGATTTAGTGTCTTCAAAAATAGACTTTGCAGTTTCAATTTTGTACAATCTCTCATCCTCATCTGATTGCCTCAATGACTCTTTCCTTTTCTCTTCTTTCTTTGCCTCATCCTCATCCCTTTTGCTCAATTTAGCATAGAAATCAGCATCATCTTTGAATTGCTCATTGTATTTTTTCTGCCTTTCTTCCTTGTCCTTTTTCTCCTTTTCCTTTCTCTCATCTGCATATTTTTTTTCAATGTCTTTGATGTCTTTTTGGTATTCCTTTTCAATCAATACCTTTTGTTCTGCCAATTTACCACTTGCAATTGCCTCATTCACTTTTCTTTCCATTGATAGTTTTGCAAGTTCTTTGTCAAGTTCAGCACCTTTCAAATTGACTTTTGCTTCCCTTTCTTTGATTGATATCCTATCGTTTGCCGCTTTTTTGAACTCATCGTGACCTTTCTGAACTGATTCTTGAATTTCTTTGGTGCTTAGTTTGACTTGTTCAGTTGTGCCAGTTATTAATGCTTTTAAGTCTTCCCAATAACTGATGACAAGAATGATTGCCGTTCCAATACCAAGTGTGAATGCCCCAACTGCTGCTGCTGAGAATTGTCTCAAAATAGGTATTGCATTTCTGATTTGTGAACCCAATAATTTGATTGAATCACCCATTCCCAATAATCCATTCAAACCTGTGGCAATGGCAATTGCTGCCTGTGTCTTTGCCATCATTTCCTCAATTCTCTTATTCTCTGCACCAAACAACTGCATTGCACCTTGCACAACAGAAAACCCATTTGCAACACCACCAATTGCACTTGCAAATGCTTGGAATTTAGCCTCAGGATTGAACGCATTGACTGCATTCTTTGCATCATCCATTTGGTCTCGCAATTGACCTGCTCGTTTTGCAGCAGTTATAAATGCCTCACTTCCCGGTTCTAAATTTGCCAGTTCATTTGTTAATTGTCTTAATTCAGTTCTTAGTGATTTGACTGAATTTTTTGCTTCTGTGTCTTTGACCTTGACACCTAAAACTATATCATCTTGTTCTGCCATTATGCTTGTGTATTATTGTTTAAAATTATGTCCCAATTACCTTGATTCTGTACAAACCAAGCCGTGTGTTTAGTCTTCAATTTGAATGATGCTTCACCACTTATTGTTTGACTTGAATTGATTGAATAAACATCAATATCAACTCCATTTGCGTTATGTATAATTATGAATGGATATCCTGTTTTCAATTTTATTTGTCTTGCATCAGGCAAATAAACTTTTGTTCCACCATCAATCAACCATATCTTTTGTGAATAATCAACAAACACATTTGTATCTGTTGCCAATTCAACATCATTTTGAATCAATGTGGTATCTCTGAACAATTTAGTGTTGTCTGAACGCATCAACATAGGCAAATCAAATTCAGGCAAACCCGGTAATTCAGGAGTGAATGTCGCTTCACCACCATTTGTTGTTGTTGATTCAGGAACAAAAGCAGGTGCAACTTTCAATTTCAAGAATTCAATTTGAATTGGGTCATTTGAATTCAAATCATAGTCAACTTTATTCAATCGGTAGTATTGATTGTCTATTTTGTAATACTTTCTAAATGACAGATTTGACATTTGCAAAGGTGTCAAGTGAAAATGTGCAGTCACAAGTTTTGAATCCTTGTCTGTGATTTCATTGATTGTTTTTAGCCAGTATGAATTGTACAGATTTGCAGTTGTGATTGCAGGTTGATTGCCATAAAAATATGCCTTTGCCGTTGTAACTTCCAATGAAAATGTTGGTGCATAAACATCATCAAGCATTCCACAATAAGGGAATGAACCATACATTGTTTGACCTGATGAGTCATTAATATACCATCCTCTTTTGGTTGTAACTAATCCACCATACTGCAACATTCTGATATTAAATATAGGAAGGTCGGCATCTTGTTTTGGTGGGTCTGTGTTTCTTATCTTGGTGTATATCCTATCGTGAACAGGTCTATAATTTGCCAAAGGTGATGCAGAAAAACCAATTTCAATTGTTTTCGTGTCCTTGATAAAATCGTTGATGATATTGAACCTTTGTGTGCTGAATGGTTCTTGATATGTATCTTGATATTTTGAATTGAATTCATCATTATCTTGCAAATACTTCATTTCAAATGTCTTGAAATCCAACAAACCCATTGGTTGAATTTGGATATCTTTTGAAACATCAAGATATGGTGTGAAATCAACTATATCATTGGTATAAAACTCATCTCGTGGTTCAATGATAAATTTCTTTTTATCAATTTGGTCAACCTCAACATATAAATTGAATGCCTTAATTAAGTATTTCAAAAAATCTGCTTGTTTAACTTTATTGGATAGTGCTGAACTCAAATTCACAATTGTACCTTCTTGGTATTTCACATCAGGATTTGAATAAAATTCACTTGATGAATCAACAACAACTGAAAATGTTGTTGCAGGTGAACCTGTATATGTAATGAAAAGCAATTCAACATACACTTTATCCCCAACCGAAATGTTGACATAGTCAGGTGATTCAAGAATTAATGAATTTGAATTGCCAGTTGATAAGATGATATTGGTTGGTGCTGATATTGCAGTTTTTACACCACCTGATGTTTCACGAATTATTGATGCCTCAATGTATAGTGTAGTTGATGATGAACTTGTGACTGACAAATCAAGGTTTGAACTGAATAAATAATTCCCTTGCAATCCTGATGGGCATTCCCACCAATGATTGGTTGTGCTTACACCAACAGGGTCTGTGTCATTCAAATTTGAATTGAATCCAACTTTAAACAACTGCCTTCCTGAACCACTATTTGAATAAGTAGTTGATGATATGCCCATTAAAAATGACCTGTCATTGACTTCATTTTCTGACATCCTATATGAACCACCACAAAATGGAACAATCAGATTTTTGAACCTTTGAGAATTAAAAAAACTTGATGTATAACGATATCCTGCTTGTGTGAAAATTGAATCAACAACTTGTTTCACATATAATGCAGGATACATAGTTGTAAGTTCATAAACCAATTCATCATTCTGCAATGAATTTCCCCTATCAATCAATGGATAAACATATCCAACACCATTTGGATTCCCTGAACTGAAATTCACATATGTTGTGCCATTTTTTATGATGGATGTGTTCCAACTATTCTCAATGTTTGTTCTATTCCAAGTATGATTGAATTCAGACAAATCTAAATCAGTCAATTTAAGGTCACCCAAATCTTGAAACATATTGGCAAACTTTCCAATAATCACACAATCATATTCAATCGCACCATCATTGATTCTGATGCCAGTCAATTGCATATAACCTTGAATTTGTGGAATGGAATTTCTGAACAATATTGCCTCAACTTTTAAATTTGGATTGAAATCAGGTTGATAATTGTATCGTGTTGAATTTATTGTTGCCCTGTCAAGATTGAAAATGCTTGAAAATAATTGGTTGTTGTTTGCTGTTCCCGGTATGGTAATGGTCTTTGTGAAATCTGACTTGCGTTGGTCAGGTTCTTTGATGTCAACAATTGACTTGGTCACAGGTATTGAAATGGATTCAAACAAATCCACATCATATGACTGTGTTACAAACCCACTTGCATCAAACGAATATATTTTTAATTCTGTTATCATAGTGACTGCCTAAAATTGTCAAAGGTGTATTCAATAGTCAATTCAATATTGCTCATTCTTCTGTCATTAACATACTTTTTGAACTCATAGTTGGTATCAATGATGTTGACAGGTACATAAGTGTTTGAATCAACTTCCATCATCACAATTGGTGACTCAATTAATTGTTTCATTCCTTCATATTCTGAATCAGTTAAATAGTCTGAATTTATGGTGATTGAATCAGATGCTTTTGTGTAGTAGTTGGTTTTTGCCCTGAATGTTTTTGCATACTCCAAAGGTTGGAATTTCTTGAATTGCTTGCGTTCAACATTCGTCTTGTCTCTGCTCACTTTCAAAAATGTGAATGAATCAAATGCACCAAGATTGTTCAACCAATGCAATCTCACAGAATCGTATTTTGTGCAAGAATTATCAATCAAAAACAATGTTTGGAACAATGGGTCTTCTGCACTTGTCAATCCTTCAACAGATAAATATTTGACTGATGAATCCGTGAATGCTGAATCATACACCGTTTTGTAATAGCCATATGAATTGCCTGCTTTTGCTATGTTTACCGATACAATGCCATTGATTGGTGTGTATCCTGCAGTTGATTGAATGATGACACCTTGCGATGCATTTAATGTTGAAATACGAATCAAAGAAAGTGTTCCTGATGGGTCAAAAAAAGTAATGAATTTTTGCTCATCCTTTCTCAACTTCTCCATAAAGGTTTCTTGATTCAATGTCTTATATGATGCAATTGTGTTTGGGTCAATGTTGTAGTTTGTATATGCAGTTTTTGACCAATCAAGAAAGTCAAATATTGCATTGCTTGATTTCTTTGGTGTGCCTGAATCACCAAATGATGCCAAGTTTGAATAAATCGTTGGTGTTCCACTTGCATCATCATACACTTCACCAAACTGCACATAATATTCTGCCCTTGAATTGTTACACGCTTGGATGCCTGATACATCAAAAGCATTGAAATCATAACTCACATAATTGCGAATCACCTCACCAATGTCAAATTTGATGGTGTTAACTGATGGTTGTTTTGGCAACAATAGTCTTGAAACTGGGTTGGTCTGTCCAACAATGTTGATATCTGCAAGAAATTGAAAATTTGGTTGTGTCGCATTTGTTGATGAGACATCAAACACCAATTCATTGTATGCGTTCTGCCAATCTTCAGGGGATGTATTTATATGTATAGCCATTTATATGTTTTTAAAGTTTTTAATCACATTGAATTTGTATGCTGCTCCCATTGCCTCAGCCAAATCCCTCTTCAATTTATTTCTTCTTGTTCTTGTATCTGCTTTTTCTTTGAACATCATTGGTGCAATACCACCGATTTTTGTTCCAACTGCCATTGACTTTGCTGCCTTTTCAATCAAATCCAATTTTGCAGTCTTTTCTTTTGTTTTTCGGTTGGTCTTGTATAGGCTTTTCCTTTTACCACCAATCATTGCAGTCTTTTTCCCAGTTCGTGCAATGTAATCTTTGAATGACTTAATCATTGCAGGTGGTGTGTATAGATTCTTGAATGAGAATTTTGAATTAGGTGCTTTGCCTTTGTTCTTTACACCTTTCACACCATCATTCACATATCTCCAATACTTTGCATTTGAAATCACATTCACACCAATACCATCAGCATTGTCAAATGGTTCTGCAATCATTGATTCTGCAAGTGTTGATGCACCTTTTGTTCTTGCCTTCTGTTGAATTCTTTTCTTCATTATAGCAATTGAATCATTGGCAAATGTCATCAACACCGATTCAATGGTATTTTTGCTTGCCGTTGAAAAGTTTTCAATTGACTCACCAAACTTTTTGCCAATTTCACTTGCCTTAGACATTGCGACTCCTTTCAATTTCAATATCTGACTCCGACTTGTCAATGTAAAATGAAATAGTATTCAAGAATTCTATCACATTCATCTTGAAAAAATAATCCCATTTTGTCCTGTCGTTGTTGCACATATCATTTATGTTGGCAATCCATCCCCACTTTTCCCTGAACGAATATGTAACTTGTCCACCAACTCCTCCGCCTGTTCCACCAAAAAGGACTGAATATTTTTGGTTAATTGACTGTAGTATTTGCAAAAAAAAACCATCACAGGGTATGCATCCTTGATTTTTAGTTCATTGAAAAATAGGTCTGACCTTTCCTTGTGGTTCGTTCCATCATAAGGTAAATATTTGAACCACTTCTTTTCAACACATAGTGATGCAAGTATGTTATGAATGTTTTGCTCAACCTTATTTGGGTCTTTTGTAAAGTAAGAAACATCAATGTACTGCTCAGCACTGATATCTTGTTCTCTCCACTTGACCATAAACTTTCTGCCACCCACTTTGAACTTCAATTTTATCTTTCCATTCTTTGGAATTGACTCAAGATTGGTGATTTCACCAAGTTGTGCATAAAGGTCATTCAATGGCAATGACTCAATCTCATCCAATGAACGGTTTGTTGCCTCAGCCAAAAACTTGCACTTGCGTATAATTGGGTCACTCTCACTTTCTGAGATAATTTTGCATTGCAAATATTGTTTAATGGTCAGGTCTGTGAATGCCTTTATCATAGTATTAAATATAAATTTTGGTTTAAATTGTTATAGTTGAATATTTCCCACTTGGTCGGTTGTTCAACTTGTTTAATGCCACATATCGCATTGGGTCAATGCAATGGTTCATTGTGTCAATTGGTTTTCCAGTTAGTTTTCCATCACGGTCAGTTTCCCATTGGTATGCCCTTAATTCCTTAATCAAATTAGTTGATGTCTTGGTCACATTCAAATCATATCGTTTTAAGATGTCAATACCTATCTTGACAGAATCAGCACCTTTTGATGCAGGATGGACATTGAATCCTTGCCTTCTTAACTCTTCAATTGATTTTGGTTCTGCAGAATCACATATCAATTCATTTCTGCCAAAGTTGATTGACTTCAAAAAATTGCCAATGTCATTGTTGGTCATATTGGTTTGATAAAGTAATTCATCAATCCACAATTTGCCATCCTGTTTCCACACTCCAATCAATGTTGTTGGGTCATTTGTGAATCCAAAGTCCATTGAATAAGCAACCAATTTTGCATCTGATGGTATCGCATCCACTTGTCTCCAATTGTCAATCACAACACCTTGCAAACTACCTATTTGACCAAGTCCGTAAACCTTCCACCAATTTTCCCAATACTTACTTGTCTTTGCTTTTTCCTTTGCTGATTCAATATCGTTAATGATTGTCTGTGGCAATGCCTCATTGTCTTTGTAGGTCAGAATCAAGTGTTGTGAATCTGCCTCTCTCAAAACTTCCGTATGACCCCAAAATTCAGTTGTTGGATTAAAGTCAATAAAGATGTCATCACTTGTTCTGATAGCAAGTTGATAGTATGATTCAAAACTTATGTTGTTTGCCTCATTAATATACAACACATTTCTTCTTGCACCACGCAGTTTGGATTCTTGTTCAGCAGAAAAGAATTCAATGTATGAACCATTGGTGAATTTATATGTCAACAATGACCTGTTCCAATTTTGCTCAAAGTATCTGTTTGTCCAATTCATTATTTTCAAAAAGTCTTTCATCGCACCTCTTCTCAAATGTGGGATGGTTTCAGAGACAATTGAAATTTCAAGATTGGGTTTCTTTATAGCCATATCAATCAGCACTGGGATGATGCCGAAAGTCTTACCTGCAGATGTGCCACCTTGAATGACCTTCTTTCTTTTGGTCAGTTGCCTGATTTTGTCAATTGCCGTTGTGTATTTGAACATAGTTTTGGAAATCAAAATGCGATTTGCCCATCGTGTGGTATCCCAATTTTATTAGATTCCTTTGCGTGGAACATTTTATTCTTTGGAATCGGTTTTCACATCGCCAAACAATGGTTGTTCTTTGACAATCATTTCAGACTTTTCAGTCAAGCCATTCAATCGTTGTGTGATGCTTGTGTTGTAGACTCCTGCCAAGCCACCTTGAATTTGGTCTTCCTTGATTTTTTTCCTTATGTGCGTACAGCAAGGGACAAAATCTTCATATCTTCCTTGATAATTTGTGAAATAGTGGTGCAAATCATAACCATATCCATTGTCATAGCAGAATAATTCAAAACCATCCATTGTCAATGCCCTTTCCCTTTTCTCATAGACAGATTTGCCATCCTTTCCTACAAAGGTATGTTTCAGAATCGGTGTTGATTTTGCGTGTTCAATATAGTCATTGAATAGTTTTTCCATTATTTCAGGTGTTTCAATGTTTTTTGGTCTTCCTCTTTTCATACTTTAAATACTTTATTATGTATAACATTAAATTGAAATTTTAAATCAGTATTGGGAATGTATTTGTTGACTGCATCTGTGACTGATTGGATACCTTGAAAGAATCCAAATGGCATATCAAGGTCATTTGCACAATCATCTATCACCAAATACTTGTCTGCGATTTTACCATAGTTTAAAAGGTCGCTATATGCGACATCAAATGAATGTCCACCATCTATGTACACCAAATCAAACTTTTTATCACATACCTGTTCAATGATTTTCTCATCTGTTGATAATCCTTTGATGATATTTGGCAATGGCAGTTTGAATAACTTATGCAAATCAATGATGTCTTGTTTATAATTTGATTCCCAATGACCATCTGTTGAATCCAAAGGAGTGATTCCATAGACTTTGACCTTCTTTCCTGATAGTTTTGCCAATAGTTTAATTAAAGCCAGTGTTTGACCTCTAAAAACACCGATTTCAAGAAAGGTGAATGATTGTGGCATCTCATCAACAATAAGTTTCCACATCCAATAAAATGCCCTTTCACCAAATCCAAATGCGTGTGCCTCAACATAATCTCTCAATTGTTTCAATTCAGGTATTGAATTTGTCTTTTGTGTGAACTCATCTGCAATTTTTTGATTCCACTCTTTACTATTTTCCCAATTAATCATCTTAATAAATTATAAAATTCTTCCATATATGCTTTTCCGTTTCCGTGAATAAAGCACGGTGTTGTGTTCAATTCAGTTATGACCTTTGATTCTTCAATTCTGTAATCAGTTGGTAAAATTCCACACAAGGTTTGAAACACATCACGGTTTCTGTCTAAATTCAAGTTGTGATTCAATACCCAATCAGTCATAATTCTTTGGTCATCACAATCATTTGGTGTGTTTGATAAGTTCATTAACTCTAAAAACAACCAAGTTTTCATATAGTATGTGCCTGAATTAGGGAATTTCCACTTGTATTCCTCATCATTGTGCAAAAAATACTTGTTTCTGTCAGCATCAGGCCAGCAATTCACCTCAGTTGATACCAATGAATTCTTTCCATCAAAATGATGTTTGATGTTGTCATAACTATTCAAGCAAAATGTGTCATACCCATCCAAAAAAATGAATTCTTCAACATCACTATTCACCAAATATTCTTTCACCTGATTCAACTTTGTACCAAAACCACGCCAATCTGCTCTGATGATTTCAAAATCCCATCCAAAGTGACTCAATGACCTTTCAAGTTGAAATGCCCTTGACCTTTCATCAACTACGGTTAAAATTTTACAACTCATTATAAATACTTAATTTGCCATTAATTAATTCTTCTTTCATACGATTAAACTCAGCCATATCATTTTGTGCCAATATCCTCTTTTCTTGCCAATATGGGTTTTCCTTTGTGTCTATATGGTCAATATCAATATGTGGAATGAATGAATTCTTGAATCCTGCCAACTTACATCTAACTGCTGATAGTGTATCATCAAATCCATAAATACTTGGTTGAATCAATCCACCTATTTTTTTGATTAATGCCTTGTTATACATCTGACAAGTCCCAATAATATGGTCAGCATCTTCAACTACCTTCCAAGATTCTCCATTTTTATGTGGTAGCATTCTTAATGTTGTCTTCCATTGGTCATTTCTGTGTGGGTTTTCCATCAAGTCCTTTCGTTTCAAACCAAGAATCCCAATCATTGGGTCTGCCTCCAAGTATTCATCCATTTCATCCACCCAGTTTGAATAGTTGATGACAACATCATTGTCCATTTTAATGAGATGTTCATTGCCTTTTCTTAATTTCCAACCACGATTGATGGCTTTTGCCGTTCCAATGTTTTCAGACAATGTGATTATAGTGAAAAATTGATTGTATATTTTCAACACCTCTTTTGTTTCTTGACAAGAATTGTTATCAATTACCACAACTTGATGTCTTTTTAAATCAACTGTTTCCCATAAGCATTTTAATGTTTCTATGGTATATGCAGTTCTTTCGTTTTCTTCTGTGTCATAAACTGCCATTGCAATCAAACTCATATCTTTTTGGGTCTTCCTTTCTTTGGATGTTCAGTTTTCACTTGCAATTCATACCTTTCAATCCAATACATAAAGTTCTTCAATGCATCAATATTGCATCCTGAACAATTACCGGGTCTGATGCCTGTGATATCTGCAACCAATTCTTTGATTTTCATCAATTGAAATGGTGAACCTACCCAATCGGATTCTTTTTTGAATACATCCATCACTTTGTAAAGTGTGAATCTGTCACCTGTATCTTCAAATAGTGATTCATAAATTTGTTGATATGTCATCATAGTTTTTGTATTTCTTCTTTTACTTCTTTTAAATAAAGATACGCCATACTTCCTTCATTAATGAATAATGCTTCTCTGAAGGTTAATAATTCATTCACGCATATCAAAGCACATTGTTTTGCTTCATATAAATTTAGTTTTGTGCAAGGTATATCACAAAATGGCATATCACAATCTTTGCAATTGAATGAAGCATTAATAAATTTATCAACTAATTCTTGTGCCTTTTCTTTTGTTCCTCTCATAGTTTAAACATTAATCGTTTGATAATTATTGAAAGGTATGAACCAAATCCACCAATTGCCAATGCTTCAATAATGGGTCTTAATGGTTCACAATAGTATTGGATTATATATGCCAACATACAAGTCCAAAAAGACAAACACACCACACAATTGAATGGCTTAAAATCCAACCAATTGGGTATTTGATTGAGTGAAAAAAAACTCACCCACAAAAATGCAATTCCAACTATCATTTTACTATTTTTTTATATACTTCAAATCTTTTTGTGGCAACTTCTTTGATATGAAATTGCTGAACATCCTTGTGTAATTCTTCTGCCAATTCTTCAATCCTGTGTGGGTTATCAATCAAATAAGTCATATGTTTATACCAGTCTTTTTTGGTATGTGCAACCAAGCAATTCACACCATCTTTCAA